GAGGGATAACCCGCATTTGTGTACAATAACCACTGCTGGCTTTAATAAGTCCTTGCCTTGTTATCAACTAAGAACCGTAGCGATTGAAGTACTAAATGCTGTAAAAACAGATGATGAAATGTTTATAGCTATTTTTTCTTTAGATGTTGATGATGATTGACAAGATGAAAAGAATTGAATTAAATGCGCACCTAATTTAGATGTTACTGTAACTACTAAATATATAAAGGGGCAAGTTCAACAGGCAAAAAACAACCCATCAGAAGAAACTGGTGTGAAAACTAAAACATTAAATCTTTGGTGTGATTCTGAGAATGTTTGGCTACCAGATGAATATATTCTAAGAAATACAGAGAATATTGATCTGAATAATTTTAAAGATCAAGCTTGTTATGTTGGTGTAGATTTAGGTGCAACATCAGATTTAACCGCTGTTTCCTATCTCTTAGTAGTTGAGAATAAATACTACTTCAAAACTCATTATTACCTTCCAGAAGATGCTTTAAAAACAAAGGCAGACAAAGAACTATATAAAGATTGAAGGCGTAAAGGGCAACTAACTGTAACGCCAGGCAACGTTACCGATTATGATTATATAACTAATGACTTGATGAACTATTCAAAGGTCGTTAATATACAAGTTATAGGTTATGATAGTTACAATTCTACACAATGGGCAATTGATGCTACATCTAAAGGTTTGCCATTACAACCATATTCACAATCTCTAGCTAATTTCAATAGACCAACTAAAGAAATGGAAAGATTAATATTATCTGATAAAGCGGTTATTGATAATAATGAAATTAATAGGTTTTGTTTTAAAAATGTAGTTTTAAAATCAGATCATAATAACAACGTAAAACCTGTAAAATACATTAGCAATAATAAAATAGATGGTGTAATTTCTATGATACAATCTTTAGGTGTGTTTTTACAAGTTCCACACTATACAAACGAAATAACAATAATAATATAAAATGAGTTGATTTACAAGAAAGAAACAGCCAGTAGCAGAAGAAAAAAGAAGCGGATTTATTGATTCATTAATGTATAATTCACAAGGTGGTTATACTACTGATAGAGCTATGTTATTACCCGCTGTTTATAGATGTGTTGATGTTATAAGTGATTCAGTTGCACAACTACCTTTAGAACCTTATTTAATTGATAGCGCTGGTTATAAATCAAAATTTACAGCACATCCTACATACAGACTTTTAAATAGTGAGCCTAATTCAAATATGAGCAGGTTTACTTTTATAAAAACTCTGATTCAAAGTGTACTTTTAAGAGGTAACGGATATGCTTATATAGAACGAGATAAACAAGGTAATGTAAAATCATTACATTATGTAGATACTAATTTTGTAACTGTTGTACCTTCAGACATTACTAGTATAAATACTAACATTAGATATTCAGTAGTAGGTGTTCCAAATTTAGTTGAATCTATTAATATGATTCATATACTGAATTATAGTTATGATGGCATTCACGGAATTAGTACATTACAACACGCTCGTAAAACTTTAGGTCTGGCTACAGATTCAGAAGCACACGCAGCAGGATTTTTTAAAGGTGGTGCTAATTTAGCAGGTGTTTTAAAAGTAGAAGGTACATTAACACCAACACAATCGCAAGCTATAAAATCAAGCTGACAAACTGCATTCAGTCCTTCTACTGGAATGCCAAACGGAGTGGCTGTACTATCTGGAAATATGGAATTTCAACCTATAACAGTAAGTCCAGTAGATTCACAACTTTTGGAAACTAGAGAATTTAATGTAATTGATATTTGTAGATTCTTTGGAGTTTCACCGGTTAAAGCTTTTGATTTTTCTAAAAGCAGTTATTCAACTGTTGAAGCTACACAACTAGCATTTCTTACAGATACACTTTCACCACTATTAGAAAAAATAGAACTAGAACTAGAGCGCAAACTATATAAACCTTCTGAGAGGGATAATATAGATGTTCGGTTTGATACTTCAGTTTTATTAAGAGCAGATATAAAAAGTCAAGCAGAATATTATAATACACTGTTTCAAATTGGTGCAATTACACCTAATGAAATTAGAAAAGCTTTAGATTTACCTGCTTTAGTAGATGGCGATAATAGTTTTGTACAGGTTAATGTTATGACATTACAAAATGCAGTAAAAGAAAAACAAGAAACTGCTATACAAGAAACACAAGAAATAAATACAGAAAATGAAGGAATTAAGAAACAGTAGTTGAGAAGTTAGAGCTACAGAAGATAGTAGAACAGTAGAAGGTTACGCTTTAAAATTCAATAAAGAATCTAATGATTTAGGTGGATTTAATGAGATGATACAACCAGAAGCATTAGATGGAATATTAGTAAAATCGGATATACTTTGTCTATTAAATCATAATGAAGATAGAGGTATTTTAGCACGGTCAAAATTTGGTGCAGGTTCATTAAATTTAGAAGTAGATGCTGAAGGTTTAAAATACAGATTTGAAGCACCACAAACAGCTTTAGGTGATGAACTTTTAGAAGGATTAAAAAGGGGTGATATTAGTACATCTAGTTTTGCATTTACAATTGATAATGATGTTTGGGAAAAGAGATCAAACGGCACATATTTACGAAAGATCACCAAATTCAAAGAATTGTTCGACGTTTCACCAGTTTACAAAGAAGCTTATCCAGATACTACAGTTGCACTTAGAAAAATGCAGGATTTGAATGAAGAAGATTTAAAAGAATACTTTGAACTATTAAAAAATAAAATAAACTAATGAAGAACACATTGCAATTATTGGATGAAAAAGACCAATTAAAGAAAAGAGCACAAGAAATTATATCTGGTGTTGAAAAAGAAACTAGAAAAATGAATGATGTTGAAAATACGGAATTTGATTCAATAACTAAACAACTAGCTGAAAAAGATTTAGAGATTAGAAAAATTGAAGAAGATAACAAAATAAATTTAAATACAATAACAACAAAACAAACAAATCAAACTATGGAAAATTTCTCATTATTGAAAGCTATTAATGATTTAGCTAATAACAAACCATTAGATGAAAGAGCCTTAGAAGTCGATGAAGCAGGTAGAGCAGAATTTCGTAAATCAGGTCAAAATTTCGCTGGACAACTTATTTTACCTATGGAAACTAGGGGTGCAATTTCAGCAGTTACAGCAGGTTCTGGACTTGAAGTAGTTGCAACCGATAAACTAGGAATCTTAGAACCACTTAGAGCTAATTTAGTATTAGTACAAGCTGGTGCAACTTATTTATCAGGTTTAGCTGGTAATGTATCAATTCCAGCTTATTCAGGAAGTAATGCACTTTGAGAAGGTGAAACTGATGCTGCACAAGATGGTGCTGGTGCATTCACACAAGTTGATTTAGCACCTAAAAGAATAACTACTTATATAGATGTAACTAAACAATTTTTAATTCAAGAATCATCTTCAGCTGAAACTATGTTGATGAAAGATATAGTAAAAGCAGTTTCTAATAAATTAGAAGCTACAATATTTGGTACAGTAGCTGGATCTGCAACTCAACCAGCAGGTCTATTAATGGGAGTTGTTGCCGATACTGTAGCACCTACTTACGCAGAATTAGTAGGAATGGAAACAGCTTTAGAAACAGCTAATGTAGTAGGAAATAAAGTATTTATTGTTTCACCTTCAGCAAAAGGAGAATTAAAAACCACATTAAAAGCTAGTGGTGTAGCAGCTGGTTATTTAATGGATAATGACGAAATTAATGGTTATCCAGCATTATCTACTTCAGCAGTACCTTCTAAAGGTATAATCTTTGGAAACTTTGAAGACTTTGTTATTGGGCAATGGGGTGGAATTGACTTAACAGTTGATCCTTATACACAAGCTTCTAATGGTAAAGTAAGAATTGTAATTAATGCATTCTTTGATGCTAAACCTCGTAGAGCTGGTTCATTTGTAAAAGCAATTTTAGCATAATAAATAGAATATGTATTTGACAATAGAGCAAGCGAAAAAACACTTGAATCTGGAAACAGAATTTATAGAAGATGATAGTTATATCACTTCGTTAATACAAGTAGCGGAAGCAACTGTTGAATTACATATAAATCAAAAATTAATTGTTGTTGCTGCAAATAATGGTGATGTTATGCCATTGCCATTATTGCACGCAATGCTTTTAATGATTGGTAATTTATATGCAAACCGGGAAATGGTGAGTTTTGCAACTAAAACTACAGAAATGCCTTTTAACTATAGATACCTTTTAGATTTTTATAAAAACTATTCAAACTAATTAATTATGATACCAGCAGGAACATTATTATATAGTTTAATATTTAAAGAAAATCAAGTAGTTCAATCTGAATCTGGTGCAGTTACAAAAAAGCTAGTTGAACTATTTAAATGTAGAGCAGCTAAGGTTAAACAAGCTGGTAAGTATTTAGTAGATGCAAAAGAATTATTTCATAGTAATACATTAGTTTTTAAAGTTAGATATAACAAATTACTCTCTGAATTATTAATTGTTCAATATGAAAATCTTGATTATAAAATAACTTCATTTGATAGAAATTTATTTAATAATTCAGCTGAAATAACGCTAGAAAAAATTAATAAATAAAATGGAAGTACAAACTACATTAATTGATTTAGACCGAGTTTATAAAGCTATTGAAAACTTAAACGACTTTCAAAAAGACAAAGCAGTTCAGCAAGGTTTAAAGGATGCAACAGGATTATTTATTAATGCTGGTAGGCAAAATCTAAGAGATAGAATGAAATCTAAAAAAGGTGATTCTGGTGATTTGTTAAAGTCCTTTAGAAGTAAACTAAAAAGGTCAAGTTTAGGAGCAATTGCCGGATTTAATCAATTAGGTATGCACGCACATTTAATAGATTTAGGTACACAAGAAAGAACCACTAAAAGCGGTGCAAACAGGGGAAAGGTTGAAGGTAATAGTTTCTGAAAAGATGCTATTGAATCGAATGAAACCGCTGCAATAGATAAAGTTTACAGTGGTATTGAAAGAGCAATTACAAATTTAATAAATAAAGGATAAGATGGTAAAAGCATTTACAAAGTTCTCAATAACTACAGAATTACGAAAATTAATTGTTGCAGATAGTGGTTTAACTGATTGAGTAGGTAATAATATATTTCCTATAGTTGCACCAGAAGGAACAGAAGGCGATACTATAATTTATTATAGGGAAAAGTATTCTAAAGAACATACTCAATTTGGGATTTATGAAGAAAAATGCAATGTTACTTTTGTAATTGTTTCAGAAGATTATGATAGAAGTATATCAATAACAGAAGCTTTAAATGATTTAATTGAAGGCATACACCAAAACAAAGATAATTATAACTATGAATGCAGACTAACAGATTCAGTTGAAGATTTAATAGATAAAAAATATATTCAGACTTTACAGTTTGAAATCAAATAACAAATAATACAATTAAAATAAATAATAATGGCAACATCATATAATTCAAATACCGATTTAGTAAAAGGTAATAACCTAATGTTATTCGTAGGTACTACACCAATTGCTTTTGCAAAAACTTGTGATTTATCAATTAGCGCAGCATCAATTGATACGACTAATAAAATGTCTGGAAATTGAAAAGCTAGTTTATCTGGTCAAATTTCATATACAATTGCTTCTGATTTTTTATATACTACAGTAGCAGGTGATACTTCATTCGATACACTTTTAGCTAGTCAAATAGCAGGTACTTCTATTAGTTTTACTATTGGAATTGCAGACCCTGCAACATTTGCATTAACTGGAACAGGTCTTTATACCGGAACAGCACACATTACATCTTTAAGTATGAAAGCTGAAGATAATGCAATAGTTTCTTGTTCTGTATCTTTAGAAGGTTCAGGTGCTTTAGTAAAAGTATCAGCATAATAATTAGATCAAAATATAAAAGGCGGTGATTATTTACCGCCTTTTGTTTTTAAAATTCAAATTGATATGAATATAAAATTGAATATAAAAAGTATCATCAAATTTGAACAGTTTACTAATAAATCATTTAATGAAATAGACTATACAAATACAGATGATTTATTGAAATTAATGTACTGTATAGTTTTATCAAATAATCCAGAAGTATTTACTTATGATGAGTTTTTAGAAGTAATTAATAATAAAAAGATAAGTAAAGAAATTGTTGATAAATTCAATACAGAATTAGAGTTAATGAAACAGTTCTCTAATAAAGAGAATGAAGAAATTGATGAAAATAATTCAACAAATAAAGAAATTATTTATATAAAAGACATTGCTTCATTATTAATAATTAGTGCCGGATTGGATATTAATTATATAATGAATGAGATGAATATTTATGATATTGGTTTATATATAAAAGCTTATAACAATAGAATAAAAGAACAAATGGAGAGTCGCAGATTATGGTGCTATTTATCTATTATACCTCATATAGATTCATCTAAAATAAACAATCCTGCAAAATTTTATCCTTTTCCTTGGGAACTTGAAAAGCAAGCAGAACAAGAAAAAACAGAGTTTAAAATTATGGCTGATGAATTACCAGATATGTTTAGAACTGGTGCAGATTTAATTGAAAAAATAAACAAACAACAA